TTCGATAAGTTAGACAATGCAACGATTAGGGAACGGTATTCTTGCACTGAAAGCCACGCTGACTCATTACGAACCGTAATAAAAATACCCCACGGTTTATCGTCATCTGATACTTCAATATCCCTTACCTGAAATATAGTGTTCATAGTTTCTCTCCGCAGGTCGGGCAAGCTGGGCGTGTTCCCTCGCTCATCGCTGGTGGGGCTTGAGTTAGAACGGCCAGGTCGGGCCTGGTGCTCCGATCCGTAGCCCACAGTCGGGGCAGAAGATTGAGGTGTGGGGCTTGGACACGGGGTTGCCGCCGAAGTCGAGCACCTCGTAGGCGTGAGGGCAGGTTGCCTGGCGGTGCTCCGTAATCGACTGGTGTGCGTCCTTGAGAGAGGCGTGGAAGCCCTCGGTGAGGCAGAACGGGCAGGTCAGAACGCTGTGCCAGCCGTGCACGCAGTCTGTTGCGTTGCGGATGCTCATTCTGCCACCAGCCAGAGTTCGAGCCGACCCTTGTAGGGGTTCGTGCCGAGGATAGTTCCGGCGTCGGAGCCTCCCAGACCCTTGCTTCGGGCTTCGAGCCATTCATCGTGACTGAGTATGTCAGTCCTGGTCACTACTTTCATTGTTTCCTCCTCAGGATTAGATACTGCATTGGTACTGCGAACTGTAATCATAGCCTGTGACATCAGGTTGCCGCCTTGATACTGGACAGCAGAGAGCGCAGGCCGTCCAGCCAGACGTAGAACGTAATCAGCGCCACGATAGGCACCAGAAAGAGCCATAGTTCCCATGCGTACTTCATCTCTTACCGTTAATCAGGTTTGATATTGCGCCAATAAGAACGAGCGTAAACATAATTGCTAACAGCATTAAACACCAATCCCGTCTTTCTTACAGTCGTGTAGGTCGGTCAGGTCGAGTAGGTGTTCCTGCGTGTCGGCACCGAAATGCTCACCACACTGGGCGCACAGGCTGGCGAACTTGAAGTTCTTGTTCCGGTACTCATCAAGTGCGATAGTCAGGTAGGTAATCATGTCCAGCAGGCTGTCCTCTACACCCTCGTTGGCGAGAGTGCCACCGGCAGCGGCCAGCTGGAGTCGCTTCATCTTGTCGTTGGCACGCATAACCGCACCGATCCACGATGAGATACCGAAGTCCTCGGAGCCACGAATATTGAAGTAGGGGTCGCCTGGTCGCCCGTAGTCCCGTGACTTCTTATCGTGCATCGCCTGCACTTCTTTAAGGATAAGTTCAAAGCTCATTGTTTTCCTGTTCTTTCCCCCATTGCTGGGCCATTGCGTTTGCTATTCCTTGATACGTTTCCGAACGTATCTTCCATCTGTCTTTGCTAGGTGGCAAATAGTGTATGCGCTCTCTTTGGTTCTTTGGTAACGCCATCATTTCATTTCGCACGTTATTTGTTTGCTTTAAAAGTGGCAGGCCAACTAGCCAAAGACACGTTGCTTTTTGTTCCATATGGCCAAACATCCATGGTTGCACTACTTGGTCTTGGCGTCGGCCAATAATTTCTACGGCGTACTTATGCATGATGGGGTTTTCTACGGCTTTAAGTGGTATGGGTGCATCAAGTAATGCCTTAAAAAACTCTGCGCCATCTTTCATCAAACTCCACCGGCTCTCGTCGCGGTGAAGCCATACGACCCCAGCATTTGTTAAATACGTACATGGTGGGTGAGCAATCATCATATCCCAGCCATCATTAAGGATTTCCATAACGTCGCCTTGAATATGAAATGGCGAATTGTCGTCGGCGGGAAGAAGGTCGCAGCTCCAGGCATCGTGACCTAATTCCCTAAACGCTTGGCGCACTTTGCCGGAATATTCACACGCGACCAAAACCTTCATCGGTTAATCCCAAATACAAATGCAATCGCAGTCATGGTCGCAATAAAGGCTACGTTAATCACTCCATCTCACAATCTTCTAGTTCCCTGAACGTCACAACCTTAGTCTTGTCGCTAGGGCAACGATGTGCAACCTCAATGGCGATTGCTTCCACCACGAGCAGGCACTTTGGGCATCGAAACGTCTTAAACTTTTTGGACATACTTCTCAGGCACCTTTCCCCTGTAGGGCAACTGCTGGTTCTCCGGCTTGAACTGCGAGCCACACCCCTTGCAGAATACAAAGGGTGTGGCGCACAGCGTCAATAGCCACTCGTGGCGGTGGCTCACTTCAACTCAAGCAGAACGCCAGCAATCTCGGCGTCGCTCAACTCGGACAGCTTGTTGATGGACTTGCCGAGGATCTTCTCCACTGCTTCCTTGCCCTTGATAGGCTCGCCGTACTTGGCGGTCAACTTGTCACGCAACTGACGAGTGAGGTCGTCGACTTCCTTTGCTGGCGTCGGTGCTGGCTTGGGCTGGGTCTGAACCTTTGGTCGGCTGGCTGCGTTGCCATCGTCATCGTCATCGGCCACCAGGCCGAGGATAGCCATATACGCATAACGTCGAGCGTAGGTGACTGCCGACCCCTGACCCTGTGGGTCTTGCTTGGGCAGGTGCAACAGCATCTCCGACTCAATCCACTGACCCGACTTGTGAATCAGGGAAGTGGTGAGCGTGTCGTGCAGAACATCAGCGCCATCGCTAAAGCCCCGCTGGAACGAGATGCCTTGAGTGACAGCAAGACCGTGCTTCGCCAGAACGGGGCTGGCCGAGGCCACCACGTCAGGCAAGGCTGCGTACTTGCTCTTGAAGAAGGGGTTGTTAGAACCCTTCGGGACTGCCGAAAACTCGGCCTGTGCTGCGACGAGGGCTGCTGCCAACTCGTTAATGTCTTGGCTATTTGCCATTATTGGTTTTCCTTTCTGGTTGTTAATGCAGAATCAATGACCCGTACCTGACCTGGGCCGTCCTCAACGCAGAGGGTACGGAACGCGCAGTAGTCGCACTGCCAGAACTTGCCGGAGTTGGGGTTGAGAACAATGGGGTCGCCGTTATCGTCCATAGCGTAGCGGTCAGCGATGTAGCCCAAGTCCAAGTTGAGACTGATGCCCTGCATCCGCTCAAGTTCGTTGCGAGCGATATTTTCCCACTCGCTACGAGGTACGTAGAACTCGGCCAAGAAGCGGTTGGTGCCGTCGACGCCCATGTTCGCTGCCTTGTTCTTTGACAGCGCCTCGAACGTCATGGAACCCATCACCAGCCACTCGATATGGACTGCGCCGTTGAAAGCGGCCTCAATACCCAGAGCGTTAATACCGGCCTGAGCGATTGCCTTGAGAGCTGGACCCTCGCCCTCGTTCTTCTGGCCACGCATACGGTTCCAGCCAACCTGCTTGTCAAACGAGTAGGTGCCCATGGTCTTGAGTTCGTAAAGAACGTGCGTAGCGTTACCGCTATTGAAGTCCACGCCCCACAGTGGCTCTAGGCCAGAGAACTCAGACACGGGGATAAGTGCGTCACACGACCCGGAAACGTCACCCAACTGCGAGGCAACCTCAAACTCTGCCGAGGGGAACTTACGGCTGATGCTGTCCTGAAGTGCTTCGTGGATAATGGTGCCAAGGCCGGTAGCCCAGGCGCCTGCTTCGTCCATTGGCTCGGTCGGTGCTACACCCAGTCCGGCGTATCCTTGCTGTCGGCCACAGCCGTAGGCAGATGAGTAACGCAATGGTGTGCCCTTAGCCGTTGGCTTTGGGATTGCTGACTTAACGTGCAACTCTTCTACGAGCGCACTTGTGATTAATGGATTATCTGCGTAAAACATATTTCCCCTTTCAAGAGATACTTCACGGTACAGCATGGTTGTAACATTGTCAATCAACAAATCGAAACCCGCGAACAACAGTGTCGCGCAGGTATGAAATCTTTTCCTGTAGCGCAGGGTTGTTCACCATCTCTTCGGCAAACACCAGCGCAACCATCAACGTCGCATATTCATCGGCGTCGAAGTCGAATTGGAATTTCATAGCTCATCTCCTTCCTCTTGCTCGGCGGCTTTGCGCTTACGCACCCACACACGCTTGGCGTATCGACGTTCGTCCCCGTCCATGCCACCGTAGAAGCCGATTTTGATGTCGTGCTCGAAAGCAAACTCCAAGCAATCCTGCTTCACGGGACACACGGTGCAATACGACAGTGCCTCACGCTTCTTCTTTTGGCTAAAATGACGCCGACCATCTGGCATGAACACTTCGGTGTCCACCCCACGACAAGCGGCTTTGTCTCTCCATTGGCTTTTCATCATGGGAGAAAATGTACAGCCTGTTTAGGGCCGTGTCAAATCAGCCTTGCCAAATAATTCCGTACTTCTTTTTCATAAAGGTGTCGAGCCGCACTCCTTCATAACGGCGACACAGATAATCAAGAGAGATAAACATTGGACAGTACGCGCCACCCTCGACTTCGTGCTTAACGACGAGTCCTCGGAAGTGGGCGTTTCCTTGTGGACCTTTGTAATCCTCATCGTGTAGATAGCACGCTCCCGCAACCAGTCCGTGTTGTGACTTGCCTGCCACAAAGCGGAGCGAATAGCCGAGCGTTTGCTGGTGCCCCATCGAGAACGAGTGTCCGATGCTTTTGAGTCGCGAGTCAATGGTGCCTCCTAACGGCTTGCCGGTCATAGGGTTGTAGAAGTAGTGCGAGTAGGCCACGCCATCAAGCCAAAGGATGTCTAAGAACGGCACCGGCTTCCAGCCCAGCGCCGCATCATTGAACTGCCAGTCACCGACCACACCCTCTAACTGGGCGTCGGCGTTTACGGCTCGGTTGATGCGATCCTCGTGGTTGCCACGCAGGATGTAGCGTTCTGGCTTCCAGCTGGCGTGCTTGGTTGACTTACGGGTCTTGTTCAGGTCAATTAGGGCTTGATTCAGGACAGTAAAGGCTTCGTTGCCAGCCTCAATGTCGGCCACGTAGCGTCGGCCTTCCATTGCTTTCTTGCCCTTGTCGTACATAGACAGAGAGGGCATATCCCAGTGGTCGCCTAGATGTATAATCTTGATAGCCTGGTCTTTAAAGTGGTCAACGATATACTGACCAATCCAGCGCAAGTGATCTGTTGGGGCACCAGGCTTAGCCTGAGTGTCGGGGATAACAACGTGTGTAGCAGGGATAGGTAAAGCCATAGCAAGACCTCCTTGGTCATGCTGAGTTTACCATTACAACGTTGTAATTACAACCCTTGCGTACAAAACTGTGCTATCTCGGCGGGAGTGCAGGTATACACATCGTTCAGGTGTACCATCTTTTCAAAGCCACCAAACCACAAAGCGGCGGCGGCCAGCCCTGAGCAAATCCACGTGTCGCCACGCCGGAAACAGATTGCCTGCGGTAGCCACATATCAAACGCACAGGACAGAATCGACAGCCACGAATAGGCATCGCCCACTTGAGCGCGAGCAAAGGTCAGCACCTTATCAACGTCGACGCCAGCGGGCAGGGGGATGACCTCGTATCGGCCACCAGGTGCGACCGAGGACAACTTCTTATCGTTGGTCACGCCGTGGGCTTCGGCTTGGATAACGTACCACTCGCCATCTACCTCTCGGTCAAGGATAGCGATATGGTTCCACTCGGAGAACTGACTATTCTGTAGTCGCTTCTCGGCAATGCGGATAGCCCGACCGAGGATACCCGTTGAGTGGCACAGGACCAAATCACCGTTCTTCATGGAATTCCTCTAAATCTTCCTCGACCTTTTCAATGAGGCGCTTCAGCTCAGAGAATTGGTGATCTTCCATAGCCAGAATCTTACGGATTACTTTGGCGTCGGCTTTGGTCTGCTGGTACATGGCAATACCCACGACCAGTTCAATCAGTACCGCCATGTATGACGCCGTGAAGTTCCACCACTGGAGTACACCCGCCGTTCCAATGCCCCAGCAAACCACCGTAGCAAGAGTCACGACTCCCACAAACTCCCAGCGCCGAATCGCGTTCTGTGCTGTCCAAGATAAGTGTTCCCCTAACGTGATATTCTCGCCCGTAATCGGGTGCTTCCAACGCTTCATTACAGTCCTTTGTGTGCGCCCAAGTGTCGAGCCAGTTCCAGTTTTACTTCTTCTAGGCTGCGCTCAATGCGGTCAATCGCATCTCGCATAGATGAGCCGTGATTGGGCTTCAGTTCTGCCTGTAGTTCGTGGAGTCGCTCAGTGACCGAACGGGCCAAAGCATTGTGAATCACACGCCACACGCCGACAACTGCGCCTGCCACCACAACGATTGCTTCAGTGATGTACCAAAAGTTCGCTGAGGTGAACATGGCCGCCATCATGCTTCCGGAAGGCGTGGGGTGCCTTGAGTGTTGAAGCGGAGGTAACGCTGGGGCTGGCGCCCGTCCTGCGATACACGGACAAACGAGGGGTCGCCCTGCTCACCCATGCTGACAGTCAAGGGGTTTGGGCCAGCCTCGACCACCAGAGCCGTGTGCCAGCCGGTGCCAGGACCATAAACAATGGCGTCACCAGGCTGAACCTGTGCGAGTGAAATCTCGGTGCCTGCCGACAGCTCGGTGCCGGTGTAGCCCTCGTGCGTAGCGAAGCCCGCCTTGTTGGTGGGGTCGGTCGCACAACCAGCGATCCAGTAGCACCACGTCACAAACATGGAGCAGTCCATGAACATTGGGAACTTAGGTGGGTACACGCCAATGGCTTCGGCGCGGTTAGGGCCTTCCGAATAGTTGAAGTGTGCCTTGTTAGCCACGGCCCACTTAGCCCAGGCCACGA